TACATGATAACCGAACGGTCATCTGCCATACTGTCAACGCTAGTCTTCTTTGCGTCTCCAGTAATTTTCACAATATTTAGGAAGCCAAGGTTATGTGTGTGACCTACGATGTCTTGAAGAATGTCTTTCATTTTAAATCCTTTTGTTTAGTATATTTAGAAATTTGTATAATGTCAAATAAATTTTATTCAAAGCTGAATAAACTGCCGAATGTGTTGTTCTGGGTAGTAGATTCTAAGTCCCACTCTAGAACTCCAATTAAGTTGTCTAACTTGTTGTTGATAATAGTAGCTTCCATTTCGCTATGATCGAACGGAAGTTCTTGGAACCATTTTGGTAAACGCATTTCGTCAACTGGATATGCAATTGAAGTATACCCTAATGGATTGTCTTTCATCTTGCACACAATAACTTTCATACCGTCTACGATGCCCATTGAGTACTTGTCACCGTTCATACGTTTCAAAGTATTCCAGTTAATACTAGCACGAACATGTCCTGGCATGTTAGTCCTGCCTGCTTTGACTTCTTTGGCTTGATATTCTGCAATGTTATTTGCACGTTTAGGACTGCCTTTTTCCCAACCGGGCCTTTGTTTAAATTCACTTCGGAACTCACCGATGCGTTCTAGAATCTCTTCTTCCTGGGCATTATTAAGCACCTTGGTTAGAATTTCTTCTAAGAACTTTTGCATAAATTCAGGAGTATCACTGCGTTTCAAATCTAAGCCCATAGCTTTGATCTTACCTGGCTTACCATCTACATCGCTACGCTTGCCTTCTTTGTCATAATACAAAACAGCATAACGCTTCTTAGTAATGAACAGGCCTTTGATAGCAACAATTTCACGACCAGCTTTGATAACATCTCCTCGAGTTTTCGGGCAGTGGAAGTCGTCTAACATAAATTGTGGAAATGTGCCATTTACTTCTTCGGAGATAGTGTCGTATAGTTGAACAACGACTTCTTTGTTCCAGGGTATTTGCCCCTTATTAATCTCGTTTTTTAAGGTTGTGTAAGCTGAAAAGTATACAGAATCTGTATCACCGTATATGATACTTTTGCCAGTATAGTTGTACTCACCAGTAACTACTTCATTTACTTTCGCAGCCATATGCCTGGCGATCCGTCGACCAGTAAGAGTTGTGGATTGCCCAATACGATTATCAAAGAACCTACAACCAGCGTTAAGAATAGCACCGTATAGGCTATTGAGGTTAATCTTTTTAACCAGCTGTCTTTTATCCCAATATTCTTCTTCAACTTTATTCCCCGATGCAATACATTCTTTTAATTTTGCCTGCATTTCTTTACGTTCGGCATACCAACGTTTTAACAATCCGGGAATGATCCCTTCTTTCTCATAGGTAAAGATAGTACCGTTTGCTGAGATTACCCAAGGCTGATTGCTTTCAAAAATCAGTTCATAGATTTGAGCACCGCTCAGTATATCAACTCTGCCATCTTCCCAGTCGACAGTGATATCAGTTGCACGATCCTTTGACATAACAAGTTCGTATTCATTACTGCCAAACTTACCTTCCCATGAAGCTGCAAAGCTAGAACCTTTATTCATCTTACCTTCGATTTCGGTCTTAGTATAAGATTGGCGTAACTGTCCAACAATAGTTTCTGGACCCATGTTCAACGCACGAATAGCAGACGGATACAATGAGTTAATGTCCATTGATCCGATCCAGTCATGCAATCCTTTTTTAGGATATGCAACATACGCCCCTGCGGCTTGTGTTTCTAAATCTTCATCACGTTTAGGACGACCCGGAACAATCAATCCGCGGTGATGAGCTTCGTTTACAATTGCCTGTTCAGTAACAGCTACCGCACCCATTGTGGTCTGTAATAGTACAGTACACTCGTGTGCTAGTGTGTTAGCTAAGTCAATGAACTTTAATTTATTGTCTAGCTTATTCAACAATGCTGTATCTTGTCTATTGTATTCGATGAACTTGCGAAAGTCATTGTTATACAATTGATCCAAGGTACCTTCGTATTGCGTCTTACTCTCACCTACTTCCATCTCTCCGATGGCATCCAATCTATAGGTGTGTCGCTCTTCATAGGTGTACTTGCGGTACAACTCGAGACTGTCCAGATGAACGCGACCAACCAAGTCATAAGTAATAGCTTTTTTTCCATACTTCTCGTACTCTCTTTTCTTAGGGAACTGATCCCATAGACACAACCTACGAGTATCTTCTTTACTAAGAACTTTAATGATGCGGTTAACAGTGTAAGGCATATCATATCCTTCACTATTCCATCCGCTCAAAATATCCGCATCTTGAATCAGGCCTAGGAATGTTTCTAACATTTCATATTCTGTTTCAAACAGCATGGTGTTAGGAAAGTCTTTTACTTGCTCCTTTGCCTGCTCCATTGTCAGCGTCTTGGGCGGAACTGCAAGACATACTAATGTATCTAACCATTGCAAGTGGACAGAAATTGCAGTAATTGGCATAAACGCATCTTCAGGAGTGCTGTAACCGCGTTCTGGATCAAAGTCTACCTCAATATCCCAAAATGCTACATTGAGCTTAGGAGCATCTTTGCCTAAATAGTTTTCTTCTAGGCATCGGAATACAGGATTAATATCATTTTCAAAGAGTTTTTTTCCTGAGTGAATTCGTGTTTCTTTTTGGAACTCTTTGTAATTTTTGACAGAAACTTTACTTAGTGGATCACCGTAAATTGAACGGTATTTTCCTTTAGCGTCTGGGTAGTATAATACATATTTGGCAGGATAATCTTGAAAGATTCTGCCTTTCTTTGGATCACGCTCAACGACGCGAATAACGTCCTTGTCGCGATCCCACATTGAATCGACGTAGCTCATTTTTTCTCCTTTGTAGTTTGTGGCCTACAAATACCAACCGGATCATTTATGGCTGATCAAACCTTTCTCTTATATATTTAATAGTCTAACGTAACCGATAATATCTATAGTGACTAACAATAGATAATTTGCTACCATGCCAGTACTCTTGCGAGTCCAAGCAGCCCATCCAAATATTGCACATTGTAAAATGAATATAGGATACAGATAGAAAAATAAGGGATCAGTTGCTCCTGCTGCCAATGTCAGCGAGCAACCAAGACTCATTAACCAGGCAGCAATTTCTAATGAAAACCGTGTCGGCCATTCTCGATAATCAGTCCTTGCCCAATTATATATTCTTTGGATAAACTCCATTAGTCTTCCTTACGGAAGCTGTGGCCGCTAATATCAACAATAGTTTCCAAATCATCAAACTCACGGAATACTTGATCCCATGTATCTTTTTGTGCAATCTTGATAGCCTTCTTGATAACGCTTGGCTTGACTTCAAGTTCCTCTGCAACAGCTTTGATTGTTTCATTCAAACCTTCTGTTAGGTCTTGAATTTCCTGCATAACTGTCATACCTTCTGCGACAATCTGCTTAATCTTTGCTTGCTCTGGGGCACCGAATGCTTTTGACATAAATTAATCTCCTGTGAACATTAAGTATATACTAATGCGAATACAGTGTCAAACTTTTATTCGTAAGTTACTGTATCAGAGTCGCCCAATCGCCATTTGGGGTTTGTTTCCACAACCCATTTTTTAGTAGCAACTTTGAAATCTGGAAAAAGCATTTCTTTGGGGTTACTGGCGGCATCAAAAAATCTACAACGGTTATTGGGCTGTGCTGCATATTGTCCGTTGGCTAACTGTATAAAGTTAAAGCTCTTGTGATCCTCCGGCCATTCACTGTAGCCGGTATCTATTGTGTTAAGATCTGGACTAGCATTGTCCACTGTAAACATATAGTCGCCCTTGTGTAGTTGACGATCTTTGGCATAAAACTCGCAGGATAGATTGCGTAGAAATGCCTTTTGTATCACAGCAATGTCATAACTGAAACAGTCCCAGATCTGTAGTGTGTCAAGTGGTAAAAACTTATCTGGCTCTAGGTCAGTGTTTCTGCTCACGTAGGCGTGTAGGGGTAGTTTATCATACAGAGCACCGTATCTGGGCAAATAACTTTCAATACGAAATGCTTGACTACGTAAGCTCTTTATTGATACCCATATACAAGGTTCGTATTCGCCGTGTCCAGATTTAAAATCATATAAAAATTCTCGACGTACGAAACAATGTACCGGCGGCAAGTTAGCAACTAAGAAACTCATGTTATTCTTCTAGATTAACAGCGTCGGTATTAAAAAATTCTGGATTTGCTTTGTTAAACTTACGCATCACAATACCGGCTAACTCGTGTGCTTGATTTTCCTCAGGACTACCTGTAGCACCTGCACCAGGCTGTAGACCAGTTTCTTCGTTTTGTTTGTAATGCACCATTTCGTGTGCCAGTGTTCTTAGAATGTCTAATGGATGCCTATCTTCGATTGCAATATTGATTATTTTAGTTTCGCTATTGAAACTTCCAAAACTAGGCTGATCGTCTACACTGCCAATGCGTAAATGCATTTTGATCTTTGGAACAGTTTTTAATTTAAGTTCGTTGACTGCAAAGGGAAGGAACTCCTGAAGTATTTTCATAAAATCAGGTTTTGAATTTACATTCTCTAATAAGTCTATGATTTTCATTACTTGATAATTCTACGATCCAGTGCTGCCCATAGACGAGATTCGTAAGCAGGCTCTTTGTTTTTATGCTTAGTGTCGCCTTGCTTTTGGGCTTTCTTTTTATCTTTGTGAGCACCAGCACCGCTTTGCACAGCATTCTTGGCCACAAAGTTTCGAGGTTTAACTGTGTGTTTCACAGCACGTACACCTTTCTTATTTTCTTCAACTGGCTTTTCTTTTAATTTACTGCGAGCCTGCATCTTAGACATTTTGTAAGTTGATTGGAATTCTTCGTCACTCATTGTGCGTAGATCCATTAGGATCTCTTTAACTCCGCCCTCTTTGATACTTTCTTTTTTGTGGCTCTTATAACCCTTGTTTTTCATGGACCATGCTAGTGCATATGGATTATCAATATCATCATGCTTCTTCATAGCCTTAACAGTCTTTTCCCATCCTGGCGGTGCAACTTCTGCTACTGCACTTTCTTTTGGCACACAGTTAGGAACTTGTTTTCCGCCCTTTTTCTTCATGCCAATTTGCTTATAGTCTTTCCAACATGCTTCGTCTAATTCGCCCTCCGCTACACCTTGCCCTAACACTTGACGAACTAATAGTTCAGGAGCAAAATCCATGTCACCGGCTAGTTCTCTTGCTGCCGACAGCACTGCTTGTCTAGTTGGCTGTAATCTTTTTTCTTCTACATCTCTACGAAGTTTCATTATGAGAGATTGTGCATCATATCCCAAATCTCTAACGCCTTCCGCAGTGTTAGTTTCTTGGAACAGCTTTCCGCTATCAAGAGCATTGTCTGTAGGCTTTTGTCGTCTAATCATCTTGCCAGCCTTGCTAGGTGCAGTTGCTACAGAGCTTGTGCTCATTCCGCCTACGCTTGCAGATTCTAAAATTTGTATGATTCTCATTTTGTTAATTTATTCCTATCAGGAACGGGCCCGTATATGTTTGTAGAGTCTAACTCGTCACTATTCATGTCACCGTGATTCATATCTTCATAACTCGCACCGGCAGCTTTGTAGGCTGCTTTTAGCATGTCTGCTTCTACTTGTGTGTAAGGATGTGCAGTCTTCTTTTTACCTGCCCAACTTTTTGAATCAATGTCTAACTTATTCTTTCCATCGCTCATTGCCGCTGCCATACCAACTCTAAAACTGACGTATCCGCTATCTGCTTTTTCAGAATCAGAATAACGATGCAGTCCCCGTGTGGATTGCTGCTGACGCTTAGTCAGCTTGCCGTTAGTTCTTTCAGCGATGAATTCTTTTGCTCTCATAGTGTTATTTATTTTTTACCAAACCAAAGTTCGAACCAAGCCGGCGTACCCGGTTTAATTCCCTGTTCACGCATTATGCGAGCATTTTCGTTACCATGTTGACTATGTAGCGGTATATCTCTTTTTGTCAAGTATTCACGCATACGCTGTTCTGCACCTAACTCTCCTAGCCAGTTACTAGATTGTAGTGCATGTACAGGATCATCTGGGCTTAGAGCACAGTCTGGATCAGTTGAAGCATCTACAGGGAATCCTGCTATTCGATATTGTTTCATTTATTGCTTTCGAACAGTTTTAAAATTGCCAGCGTCATTTCGAGTTCGTATGCTTCGCCAATTGGCACACACTTATCTTTACCATTCTTAGTACCTGCGTACTTATAACCTTTCCAACAGGCTTTTCCGTCTGCACCTTTTTTCTTATCAGTCTCGCCTACTAATTTATGTGTAGGTTGTTCTTTAGGTGCTGTACCTTTTAACTGGCCTTGTGATCCTAGTTTGTTTTTATTACTACCTGCAAATTTGTTTGCAGACATCATTGCTTCATTCTTCTTAGCTATGTTTCTGCCTTTTAAATGTTCTTCACGACGTTTGTCACCAGCAGCACGTAGTTTGGCCGTAGCACCATCTTTAGGATTAGTTAATCTACTGGCAACCTGTGCCATTGCGGAACTATTATCTTCCCCTACCTTCTTTTCATCATTAGCAAACTGTTTCTTAGTTGCCTTAACAATGCCGCTAAAACGTTTGTTGCCTTTGGCATAGTCGCCTGCTTTATCGGCAGCACTGGCTTGGGCACCTGCGGCTGTTTTATATTGTGCTAATTTTTCGTTGGATAGCTCTGACACAATCTGCCTTAAGTTGTTAACAGCAACGCTTTCGCTAATCTTTGGATCCCTGCCCATTTCTTTTTGGCTCAACAAATAATCCCAAACACTAACTAGCATCATTTCTGCTTTGGCAATCTTTTCTTGTCCCCATTCTGGTAGGTTGTCATTACTCTTAATAGTTTTTAATAAGCCGTCGACTGCACGAGCCATTGTGCGTAGATTACTCTGTGCCATTCCTGCTTCGTCGTCGTACTCGCCGTCGAAGTTTTCGTTCTTAGCCTTTGCTTTGCCTGCTTTCATATTTGCCATCCAATGTGCTAATTGTCCTTTACGTCCGCCTTGTTTAGCTACTTTACGTAGATTACTGACTGACGATTTTGTGGGAACTCCGTGACGCTTACTGTCGCCCTTGTCTTGTGGGTTGCGACCGTCTGCAAAGTTTTCATTTAACATCAGTGCGTTAAACAATCTCATTTCACCTAGTGCAGGTTGTTCAACTGGCTGTGGTGCAGGTTGAACAGCAGGCTTCTTAACTGCTGGTTTTGGTTGAGGCGTACTCATACCAGTCTTTGACACATCCATTAGATGTTTGATCCATTGTGAAGGTAGTGGCTTTGCACCATCTTGCCCGCCATTAAATGCATCATTCCACATTTGAAATGCCTGTTGTTCATCTCCAGTTTTTAACACATTGCGTAGCTTAGTAAAGCTCATGCCAGTGCCTCTAGGAGTAACTTCTAACTGAACTTTAACATGCTCATATCCGGGAAACTTATTAACTGCTTTCATCAAAGCCTGTGCAATAGGCATCTTGGCCTGATCTTCACCTACCATAATAACAACATTATCGTAACGTGGAGGTTTACCCGGCAACGGATTAATCAGCTCGTGCTTGATCTTCTGCATCAAAGATCCGCCTTCTTGAGTTACAGCACCAATGTTGGCTGCATACTCTGGATACAGTTGTTTCCAAGTTTTAATTTTATCTGCAACAGGAATAGGATCATCTACACCTACAGCATTACCCATAAACAAGTATGGATCTCCACTGACTTCTTTCGCCTTATTAATTGTAAGACCGAATAATTGTTGATGACCTTTGTGTCCTACAAAACTGCCAATGGCTACTACCGCAGTTTTATTTCCTGTACGTGGTTGTTCTGTACGTGCTGCTGCTTTAGCTGCCTGCTTGTCTGCAATAATTTTCTTTTGCTGTGAGCTAGTAACTTTGATAGGTCCTAGACGACTATTGATAACAATGCCTTCGTAGTCTTGTCCTAACAAGTCCTTGCCTAATATATTAGGATCTTCTTGAATTGCTTTTTCTAATGCTAATGCCACAGGTGCTAATATTTCTTTAGCTTCTCGCTTTTGTGCAAGTTTACCGCTGGCTAACATTGCTTTAATTTGTTCAATGTTTTCAACTGGGGGAACTATTGCAGTAACGTCTAGTCCTTCTTTTTGTGTTAATGAATTATCAATAAACATAACACTGCCTTGCTTGCCTAATCCTGTTAGTTGTTTAACAACAGATTGTGCATCGCCTAAGTCTTCTCCAGATGTTGCATCAACAACACGGAAGGGAACTAGTGCCAATTGAATTCCTTGTGGTAACTTGTCGTAATGTATACCTACAAATTTTAATTTGCCTTCTGGAGTTTCTGTTGCAAATGGTAAGAACAGCACTTCGCAAGTGACCTGCTTATTGACTAGAAATTCTGGACCTAATTTGCTATCAACTAATTTGATAGCGTTCATCATTTCCATGAACAGCTTGTCAAAGTTTTGAGCCCGACCTAGAATCTCAGGATCAGTTGTTCCCTTTTCTTGATGGTACTTAACAAAGCTAGGTGCATACCTTGGGGGAGTATTACTAGTAGCCATAAATGGCTTGCCGTCTGCATCCTTACCAAAGCGTCCACCGAAACCATCTACTTTAACGTTTAATGGAATGTTTTGTAGTTTAAAATTGCCATTACCGTCATGAATTTCGTCAATTAGATCTAATAAGTCAACTGGCTTTAGATCACGCAGGTGCGGCATATTCTTACGGAACTGTGCCTTAACTTCTTCTGCTTCCTGCAAACTTTCGGCAGTTACTTTATAAGCTGCTTTATATTGTTGCTTCATTTGTTCAAGGTCGCCTGGTGCTTGAACACCTAATTTATTAATCATAAGATCTAACGCAGCAGATTTTTCTGCACTATCACGTTCTGGATCTCCTTTGTAAAGGCCCTGAGCACCTTTGCCAAATATTTTATCAACAAATGCTGACAACACTGACTGCTTTTCTTCTGGAGTAACTAGAGTGTTCATTGCATCTAGTAAACCGGTAAAGCTCCAATACTTACTTTCTAACTGTGCTGCCTGTTTAGGATTCAATCTAGAACCAAAGATAGATCCAAAAATCTTTCCAATATCCTGTTCGTAGCCTGTTGCAGGTAATGCCTGCATAACCGGCATGCCGTTGCTGACTATAGGCTGACCATCTGCTCCTAATACTGGTTCGTATTTGGCACGTAGACCACCACCTTCTTTGCTAGATACTGCAAAGCTGACCATGTTATCAGTTGTAGGCACATCTTGTATTTCTTTTGCTTTGCCCCGGCCTACTGATTTGCGTAGTAAGAAATCTTTTCTACTTAATGATGCTAGACTTTGAATTAAGAACTTGTGGAATACACCCTTAACTCCTGCGTTCAGATCATCCCAGCTACTGCTGTGACTAAATTTACTCCACGGAGTTGGCTCGTCCTTTTCAAATGCTACAAACTCTAAGTCAATTTGTACTTTAATAGGAGGATCTTGTAGTTCCCATAGACTAGAGAACTGCTCGTTACCACGTTGGAAACCTAAGAACTTAGCATTGCCTACCATCTTACCTTGACTGGTAGATAACCATTGTTCTAGTTCTTGTTCGTTTTCTTTATTGACTTGTGTGTCAATGTCGCCAACTTTAGGCTTCTTCTCCACAAATTGTTGATCGGTAATACCCTTGGTATTGAAGAAGTGTAGACTACTTCCGCTTAGAAATTGTTTACTTTGTAGTAGTTGCGGATTCCACAAAGGCTTTTTGTATTTTTTTGCAAAAGAATTGTTGATATTAAGCAACAAGGTATCTAAAATTGGTACAATATAGGAACGATTATGTACTTTAAGATCAATTTGTTGTGCTTCGTGTCCGCCAGGTAGCGATAAATTGCCGCCTTCTGAAACAACTTTCTTTCTATTACTAAACAGCTCATTTAAATTCATTTTATTTTCCTAACTGATACATGCCTTTGAGGATGTCGCCGTTGTAGTGTTCTGATAATCGAGTGCATAAAGATTCTCTAAACTCTTTGGAAAATAATTTTTTAGGATCTTCTTTAAGATCAAATCTATGATAAAATTTCATGCAGCCTTTATTGGCCAACGGCATCCAAACTTCCGGAGTATGCTCGGCAGTGGGTTTGTTTCCGATTTCTTCCGCAATCGGGAAGAAGACCTTTTTATGCAAATTGTCGTCATTTATGATATATTCTAATATATCTTCTAACATCTGTGTTTCTTGAAGCTTGTCGTTTTCTTCATTTTTTGACAGCTTGTCGTTTTTGATGTTTAATCGTCCAAAGAATTCATTTAATAGCATAAGTTTATAGGCCCTAATATAACCAATAGAGAGGCTAACGCTCTAGTAGAGTATTTAGCTGAAATGTTTGCTTAGTAATTGTAGCTGACTGCGGTCACAGCACCGGAATTTACAGCAAGTATTGCACGTAACCATGCAAATTGCCCTGTAAAATTAAGGTGTTCTGTGCGAATAGGGCCTTCAATAGCACCTACTCTAGCTGGAGGGATATACCCTGGGCTGTCTGTAGTATAGACAAACTCTGCATTGTCTATATCGAACCAATCTGCTTCTGCTGGGCTTACTGCTAGTGTGGCTTGAATAGTAGCGGTTCCTACAAACGTAGGAGTTGTATTCACTATAAGCGTGTGTAAACCTGAAGTAGTTCCGTAGTACCCGGCTCCGTGTTCTGGGATACTGGTAAAAACTTGAGTACCAGTAGTTCCGATAGGATAAAGGGGATATGCAACTGCCACAC